CATGACTACAGCTAACAAGCAGGTATTTGATGCTTTGTTTAATCAATTAGGTAAACAAAAACCTATGACTAAAGAGATAGCTCAAGATGTTTTATCTAGTCTATTTAGACAAGCCATAGGCGAAGATATAGCCAACATAGGTTTTGATTATGTAAATGGAACACAGAATACATTAGAGCCACTACGTAGATTGGTGGAGCAATATAATGATGATTTTTTACCTAATCTAAAAGTAGATTGGGATGACATAAGTATGGATACACTTCTTCAACTCAATGAATTAGAAGCTAAATGGAAGTTTAATATCCCTACACTACAACGCAAAGTCGAAGGCGTTAATGGTGGTCATTTTATTATCATTGGTGCTAGACCTAATACAGGTAAGACTAGCTTTCATGCTAGTATGATTGCAGGGCCAAATGGGTTTGTTCATCAAGGTGCTAAATGTATTGTTCTTTTAAATGAGGAAGCGTACCATAGGGTAGGTGCTAGGTATCTAAGTGCGTCTACTGGTATGTCACTTCTAGATGTAAAGAATAATCCTGCTAAAGCAGGTATGTTGTATCAAAAGATAGCTGACAGACTGCACATTAAAGATTGTACTGGCAGAGACCTAGCGTGGGTAGAACAGATGGTTAAAACGTGTAGACCAGACATACTCGTACTAGATATGGGTGACAAGTTCGCTATAAAAAGTGGAGACAAGTCAGATATTTATTTAAAAGAAGCTGCCATATACGCTAGAAATATAGCCAAGCAGTATGGTTGTGCTATCTTCTGGATGAGCCAACTGTCTGCTGAAGCTGAAGGCAGGGTAGCACCCAATCAATCTATGTTAGAAGGTTCTAGAACTGGAAAAGCTGCCGAAGCAGATTTAATGATTTTAATATCTAAAGACCCTATGCCTGAAGGAGCTACAGAAGAATCAGATGTGCGACATCTTGTCGTAGCTAAAAATAAGTTGACAGGTGGTTGGCATGGTACTATAAATTGCACATTAGATGTGAATACCTCACACTATTTATCGTAGGAGTGTAAATGAAAACTGTATTAGATGTAGAAAACACAACAACAACCAGAGATGGTAAGTTACATCTTGACCCATTTGAAGCAGATAATAGTTTAACTATGATTGGTATAGGCAATGCAGATACAAATGAAGAACCTATTATATCTACATTTGACCACACAGAACGTCAATCGGACACGAAAGATGCTATACAAGATGTGTTAGATAAAACTACACTACTCATTATGCATAATGCACAACATGACTTACAGTGGTTATGGGCGTGTGGTTTTAAATATGACGGTAAGATATACGATACTATGTTAGCTGAATACTTATTAGCTAGAGGATTAAAGCGTAAGTTGTCCTTGAAAGATTGTGCAGAACGATATTCCCTACCTTTTGCTAAACAAGATACGTTAAAAGAATATTTCAAACAAGGTTTTTCAACTAAAGAAATACCTCATAATGAGTTATCCTTTTATTTGTCTGCTGATATATTGGTAACTAGGGCGTTATACAGAGCTATACATCATAAGTATCAAGATGCAGAGAATCATAGTTTACATAAAGTTTTAGATATAACTAACGATGTGTGTAAAACACTAACTCGTATGTATATGAATGGAGTTAAGATTGATAAAGATGCATTAAATTTAGTTAGACAAGAATTTGAAAATGAAAAGAATGAAATAGAAGAACGTCTGCAATCTCAAGTACAAGAATGTATGGGTGATACACCTATTAATTTAAATAGTCCTGAACAGGTATCTCAATTAATATTTAGTAGAAAAGTAATAGACAAACATATATGGGGTGAAGAATTATTTGAACACACTAACGGATTTAAAGAATTTAAAAGTTGTGTGGAAGCAAACACTGAAATTATTAGAAAAACTAAAGCGTTTAGGTGTTCTGACTGTAAAGGTGAGATGTATATATACAAAGTTAAAAAGGACGGTACACGTTTTAAGAAGCCAAGTAAGTGTTCTAACTGCGAAGGTAAAGGTTACATACTTAGACCTTTATCAGCAATGGGTGGGTTAAAGTTTGAAGCGTCAGGTAAAAGTTGGGTTAGTGCAAATGGTTTCTCTACGTCTAAAAAACATCTAGAAGCTCTTAGTATATGGGCTAAGTCAAAGAACCTAGAAACTCAATCAAAGTTTTTATCTGACTTGCAAAGACTATCTGCCTTAGATTCATATTTATCTTCATTTGTAAATGGTATAAACATATTTACAAAGAACGACGGTTATTTGCATGTGGCCTTAACTCAACATATAACTTCTACTGGCAGATTTAGTGGACGTAATCCTAATATGCAGAACATGCCTAGAGGTAATACATTTCCTATTAAGAAAGTATTTGTATCTAGATGGAATGGTGGCAAGATAATGGAAGCTGACTTTGCTCAATTAGAATTTAGGGTGGCAGCATTTTTAGCTCAAGATAAAACTGCTATGAAAGAAGTAGAAACAGGGTTTGATGTACATTCGTATACAGCTAAAGTCATTACAGATGCAGGACAACCTACGTCTAGGCAGGAAGCAAAGGCTCACACATTTGCTCCTCTCTACGGAGCTAGTGGCTATGGTAGAACACCATCTGAAGCATCTTACTACACTCATTTTAATGAAAAGTACAAAGGTATAGCTAGATGGCATACTCAATTAGCTAACGAAGCTATGGCTACTAATAGAATACAGACACCTTCAGGCCGACAATATGAGTTTGAGTACATGCAACGTAGAGTAAATGGAACAGTATCTAACTTTACTATGATAAAAAATTATCCTGTACAAGGATTTGCTACAGGGTGTATTGTTCCTATTGTTTTAATAAAGTTTGAAAAGGAGCTTGACACTATGCATTCTTGTCTGGTAAACACAGTACATGATTCAATTGTTATTGATGTTCATCCTGACGAAGTAGATAAAGTGAAAGCGACAGTAACTAAAATAAACTCAAATCTGCACGACATTATCTACGACTACTATAATATTGATTTTAATGTGCCTTTATTATTAGAAGCAAAAATAGGTAATAATTGGCTTGACACAAAGGACATTTAAGAGTATAACTATGAATCTATTTTAATTTAACTGTAAGGAGGTTAATATATATGACTAACAACGATATTGTAACAATGGATAACATTAATAACTATGAAGCTATGTCTAGGCTTATGGGAGTTGATGCTATTAGTTCTTCAAGCGAAGAGAAAAAGTCTTCTACTTTAGCTAGAGTAAAGATACTTCACACTGCTATTATGGGAGAGCAAGAAATTGGTGGTAAGATGAAAAACATCGAAGTAGTTGAAGCAGGGTGTTATTCTTTAGAACTGCCAGATGGTAACACTGTCTATGCTAACAGCATTGAAGTACAACCTTTTATGCAACGCTTTTCCTATAAAAGATACGTTCAAGGAAATGGTAAAAATTCTAATCCTGAAAACAAAGGGTATTACCAAAAGACTGTAATGGCTGACAGTTTAAACAGTGATTTGCATGACACTCATGGAAGTTATAACTGTGGTAAACCTGCAGGATACATTAAAGATTTTAAATCTTTGAGTGAAAGTATGCAAACTCTAATTAAAAGCATAAAGCGAGTTAGAGTTATCTTTGGTCTTGTAACTTTAAAAGACCCTATTGATAGTTCAGGTAATTCTATAAAGATAGATGACAATGTTCCATTTATCTTTGAAGTAGATAATAGAACTTCTTTTAAAACTTCAGGAGAACCATTTGATAAGTTAGCTAAACGTAGGCATCTACCTATTCAGCATACTATTACTTTTACTACTGAAGAACAGAAACTGCCTACTGGTGCAGTGTACTTTACAGCAGTAGCAGAACTAAATAGTGCATCTAAACAGATATCTAAAGATGATGCTGACAGGGTTCAATACTTTTTAGATTGGATTAAAAATCATAATGATTATGTGATGAAGAGCCATCAAGAACATTCTAAAAATAATTCATTAGACCAAGATGAAAAAGACTTAGTTGACGAGTTTTTGGGTGCTCCTGATTTAGAAGGTGTATCATAACATGAACCATCCTGCAGAACTGTCAATTAGAGCGTATTTAAGTGATGCCATAAAAGGCAAAGCTACTATGTCTGATGAAATAATAGATAAAGTTTTAGATGACATGAAAGAATCTCTTAAACGACAGTTCTCAGGACAACCTAGAGATAACTTTAAACTGAGACCTTCAAGTTTAGGTAGACCAAAATGTCAACTTTGGTTCGATAAAAATAAACCTGAAACTGCTGAAGCTATGCCTTCAAACTTTATGATTAACATGATAATTGGAGACATAGTAGAAGCTATATTTAAAGGCATATTACGTGCTTCTGGTGTTGATTTTGAAGACAGTAAAAAACTTAAGGCTACTGTAGCTAATCAAGAAATATCAGGAGAATGTGATTTAACGTTAAACAATAAAGTAGATGACATTAAATCTGCATCTGCGTGGTCTTATACAAATAAGTTTTCTGACTACAATACATTGAGTGAAAGTGATTCGTTTGGTTATGTTTCACAGTTAGCTCTCTACGCTAAAGGACTAGGAGTAGATGTAGGTGGTTGGTGGGTTGTCAATAAAGCTAATGGAGACTTTAAGTATGTGTCTGCTGAAAGTATGGATTTAAATAGTGAAATAAGTAAAGTTGAAGACACTATTAATTATTTAGTTAATAATGAACCTTTTGAGAGGTGTTACGAGGCTATCCCTGAAACATATAGAGGTGTACCTTCTGGTAATACTATTTTACCTAAAGAATGTCATTTTTGTAAATATAAAAATACGTGTTGGGATGATTTGAAAGAACTACCATCTAAAGTATCTAAAGCTAAAGATTTAAAAATAGTTGAATACGTTTCATTAGCAGAATGAAAAGAAAGAAAAAAATAAAATATAGAAGTGGGTTAGAACAATTTATAGCTGACTTTTTACAAGTTAATCAGAAGTGTATCAGGTACGAAGAATTAAAAATACCTTGGATAGATTTACGTCATCGCACCTATACACCTGATTTTATATTAGATAATGGTATTATAATAGAAGTAAAAGGTTTTTTTGATAGTGAAGATAGAAGAAAACATATTGAAGTAAGAAAACAATACCCTAAGTATGATATAAGATTTGTATTTTCAAATACCAATAATAGACTTTACAAAGGTAGTAAAACAACGTATGGTCAATGGTGTGAGAAGAATAAGTTTAGATACGCCCATAGAATTATACCTTTACATTGGTTAAAAGAAAGGAGAAAAAAGAAATGAGAATTAATAAAGATGAATTTGCTTTAGTCTTATCGCCTATAAAAAATAAAGAAAAAAAGTGGACAGGTGAAATAGATATTACAATTAAATATGATGATAATAAAATATACGATAAAGAACAAATTGATTCGTTTATTAATATTATGACTTTAATGTGTACCAGTGTAGATTTAATGGAAAAAGATGAAAAATTTTTAACTATGTTACATGAACATAGAGACTATTTAAATGATAATAGTGTCGAAAACCAATTAGAACTTTTAGATTCATTAGAAACTAAAGTATCAAGAGAACCAAAGATACTACAAAAAGTAGGCAATGTAATAAAAGTAAACTGGAATACAAGATGAATGTTTGGGCTGAAGAAAAATGTTATAAGTGTGGTAATATTTTAGATGAAAACCTACAATCTAACGATTGTAACATATGTAATCCTAAAACGGACATGGTAAATAGTCCACCACATTATAATAAAGTAATTGAATGTATTGATGCTATGAAAGCAATGTCAGATGGTGCAGAATTACCTTCAAGTCATGCTAGTTATTGTTGGCAGACCATATTTAAATACATATGGAGACATCCTTACAAAGGTAAGCCTATAGAAGATTTACGTAAAGCTGAATATTATTTAAAGAGGTTGATAAATGAGTATGAACATGAAAACACCAACTAGAGAAGATATAGTTTTTGAATTTCACGATAAATTTAATCACGCAGTAGATGAAGATTGGAATACTTCTTTATTAGAACTACGTATGAAATTAATAAATGAAGAAGCATCAGAAGTTTATAATGAATTTGCTAACATGCTTGTAGATTTAGAAAGAGGTAAACGAATCACTTTACAACAAAAAACAAATTTGTTAAAAGAATTATGTGATTTACAATATGTTTTATCTGGTGCTTGTGTAGCTTTAGGTTTAGATGAATTTCAAGTAGCGTTTAATAGAGTACATAGAAGTAATATGTCTAAGTTAGGAAAAGACGGAAAACCTGTGTACAGAAAAGATGGCAAAGTAACAAAAGGAGAAAACTACAAGCCACCCAAATTAGAGGATTTAGTAGAATGAAATTTAGAATTAATTTAATCGTTGAAGTTGATGAAGAAGAAAATATACTACCAGTAGATGAAGAATCACACACAGAGTCAATTCAAGAATTACTAGAAAGTTTAATTTACGATATTGATGGAATGAAAATTAAAAATATAAAGGTGTCAAATTATGAATAACATGCTACCCACAGACTATCAAAATTTTATAGCTACTTCTCGTTACGCTCGTTGGTTAGACGATGAAGGACGTAGAGAAACTTGGAGTGAAACTGTATCTCGTTATGTAGATTACATGCACGACAAAGTTAAATTTTCTA